ACAACCTGCAATATGCTGCGTAAGGAAGGGCTCTATGTTCGGGAAATTCCGCGGCGGGCCGTCGTTGAATAATGCTGCTATCGTCGGGATAGCCAGGTCAAAGGTAGAGGCATCGTTCACACTCAGGTAAGTCGGCAACACATTGACCGGGGCGACCAGCGACACGGTCTTATCGTTGCCAGCAGTAAAGTTTACCAGACTACCAGAATTCGAACTCTGGAGGATCAACTTGTCGTTGCCAGAGCGGAGGAACACCGTACCGTTCCATTTGTAAATACCGAGCTCCCACTCTCCATTGGATTCGTTTTCGATCAGCAACGGATACCACATATTTGTAGCCGCAGCGATTCTCGGAGCAGACATCGCGGCGCTGCCCAGCGCCCTGAAGCGAGCTGGAGCCGTGCCAGTCGAGGTATCCAAGTCGGCGGTGCCGCTGAGCGACACCCCCTCCATCTTCACTCGGTCATGTAGCTGAGCAACTGGCATGGCCTTAGCCCGCGTCCGCCAGCGTCAGCGTGTAGCCGATCGTTACCGTATCGCTCGCGACCAGGTTGTCGCGTGCGGCGCTCGCCTTGTTCGCAGCAACCAGCACGCCAGTCGTCGCGCTCTTGCCGGAAGCTGAGATCAGGCCGGCGCCCCAGATCGTCGTCTGCGCAGGCGCCGCGCTGACAGTGAATACTGCCTTGCTGGCGCTGTTGCTGATCACGCCTGCCGCCGCCGAACCGGGGGTCCAGACCTGACGAGCCGCCTCATTGTAAGCGGTAAACTCTGTCGAGTTTGCAGTGAAGTTCGCCGCGGTCCAGGAGGCCGTCGGGCTGACGTTACCTGCGTACGGGGCGATGTAATACGTGCCAATTTTCGCGGTGGCGCCGAACAGCTGCTCGAGCGCGGAGTTCAAGAACTCCGCTACGATGAGGTTGTTGAAGTGCTCGACCTCCTCGTCGTTCTTCTGGATGTCGAACACACCCGCCAAGCGTAGGCCGGTGCGGGAGAAGAAAAGCCCGCCTTCTTCGTCTTGCTCGAACTTGTAATTTGCTGCGGCACGCTGCAGCTCGCGTCTCAGGTTGCTCATGTCATTGTACTCCGTGTTTGTGGACCTCGATGGTTACTGAATCAGAGAAAGCCATCGGTGAGCGTGCACCTGGATTCCTCAACACTGTTACCAACTGCTTTGTGCCCTCTCGGGTTGTTGCGGCTACGACCCCTCGTTCAGCGGTCGTAGCGCGGAACTCTACATCTCGTACCGGCTCAACGGTGCCGCCAGGAAGACCGAGCATCATAACCCCGTCGACGGTCCACCATACGGCGACCGTCCGGCCTTGAAGTTTACCAGCGACGAAGCCGCCGTCAAGGCTCAGGCCAGCGTCAGGGATAGCCGCGGCGCTCACCCAGGATTGCGTGAACCGCTGCGGCTCCTCGCCACCGAAAAAGTAGACTCCGTCTTCAGTCCCAACGAACACACCATCGTCCCCGGCCAGCAGCAGGTTGCCCTCCGAACCGAGAAGAACATAGTCTTCAGTGGTGTGGTGCAGCTGGTAGTTGAACGGGCGTGAAAAGTACAGCGTATCCCCTACGAGGGAGAATAAGTGTGCGTTGTACATGGCGAGCCGCCGAGACATTGGCAGCATGTCCATCGACAACGTCTGTGCCGCGCGCTTCGCGTCAAGCGCGCCGAGCACGTAGGCTGACGTCCCTACAGGGATAGAGGCGCGGAAATACAGCGTCTCGCCGTTGGCCTGGGTCGCGTAGATATTGATCGCGTCGGCGTCCGCCGGCTGCGGGATGCTGCTCAGCTGGATGCCCTCGCCCTCGGCCACGGCCGCTGATACGACATCGCTGGCGCCGGATTCCACACCGTCGCGGGTGAAGGTCACCGCAACGAGGTACTCTCCCGCGTAGAGACCGCCGTTCGGAGATGCCCCGACATTCGGGGCGCCGTTGGGGGCTGGGAGACCGAACGGCTTGGTAGCCCCGCCATGGAGCACGATGCCGCTCTGGACCCCATCAGACCAGATGACTCCGCCAGAGAACTCGGCATACCCTACTTCACCGACTCCGGTCGCGACTTCCTCCGGGGCTTGGGTCAGGTCGCGCCACAGCTTCAGTGTGCCGCTGTCGACAGAAAGCACAAAGTCGCTTCCCGCGACTCCTGAGTGGCATCCGACGCCTGCAACAACACGTTCGCGGCCCTTGCGCCGGCGCAACTTCGCTGTCTGCCCGCTAACCAGAAGATCGACGTTGCGCGCCTCTCGCAGGGAGGTCGATGGGATCTGGTCTTCGCGTCCGACATTGTTGACCCCGTCTTCGAAGGTGGGGAAACGATACTCACGCATCACAGACCTCCGTACGGCATGACCTGCGGTTGCCGTCGGCGTCGAGCGCGCTCACCGTACACGCTTGCAATACTGGCCTCGAAGTTGGTGCGGTAGCGCGCCTCCTGGGCCGGGTCGTACACCTCGGCATCTTGCTTGCCGTAGGCCAGCATCTTCATCCCGTCGAGCAGCATGTAGGCGTGCCGGGGGTTCTGGATCGGGAGGGCATCGTCGAAGCCACCCAGCTCTTCGGCTTCGACGTACGCGCTGAGAACCAGCGTGTCGTCAGCGTCGGATGGGGGGAACAGTAGAAGCTCGTTGGCGTCGATGTCGGTCGAGAAGTACCGGGGACGGCCAGAAGCCTGCGTGGTGAACGGCGAGCGTCCACCGGTGACTGCGAATCCGTAGTCATCCGATACGGCGCTGTTGAACTCGGAGTAGGCCATCTCGCGGACCTCTGCCCCCCGTGTCTGGAGATAGCCGACTTCGTCGCGGATCTCGATGACCGTGTGGGGCAGAGGGACAGAGGGCTCGTCAGCTATGACTGCGAGCTCGACGCGACCTACGAAGTACCGAGTTCCATGGACGAAGCGTAGCAGCGCCTCGTTCAGATAGACCAGGATCTCCGCATCAGTCCACAACGCCGCGGAGTCGTCCGCGGCGTCGGGTAGCACGTCGTCGACTTCGGACCGGAACCGGTCACGCAGCTTCGTCGGCGTCACTGCCATCGTCTTCTCCGAAGATCGCGTTCAGGTCATCGTCGGTGATCTCGCGGTTCTGACGCATCTTCTCCCATACGCGGTCGCGGCCGGTAGCGGTGATCTTGACATCCGAAGCATACTGACGGAGGGCGCCGAGTTTCGGGACCAGAGCGTCGGTGAAATCCTCCGCTACACCATCGGTAATGACGCGCTGGATGGCAGCGCGGATCTTCACTTCAGACGGCGTGTAGGGCTGAGTGTTCCGCTGCTCTGCCGGCTTCTCCGGCTTCTGGATCACGTCGTCAATGTCGACTTCTTCGACCTCGACTTCCTGGAGCTTCGGGTACGAGGCGATCGCCTTGACCGCCCCACGTTCGCCCAGGTTCAGGCGCTTCTTCTCGGTGCCGCGCACTACCTTGACTACGCGCGCACCGTGAGCCTGGCATGCGGCAACGGAGTAGGCGGGGACGAAGGTCTCCTTGTTCGGAAGGAAGTGGATGGCGTCGCCTGCGGTGGTGGTCACGCGGAGCTCCGCCGGGTGGACCATGAAAGAGTCTTTCAGTGTCGTGCTCATGCTGCATCCTCTTTGGTTATATGGCTACGCCCCCGCACTGTTGTACGGGGGGCGCGGCTGTCTTATCGAGCAAGGATCTGCTCGTTCTTGCGATGCTCGGCAATCACGGTGTAGTACACCAGGAACTCGCCTGCGCTGAGCCCTACCATGTTGCCGGCAAACTCTGCGACAAGGTCGGTCGGCCCGGTGGTGACGAACCCAGGAACCGTCAGGGCGGTGGTGGCTGCGGCAACCAAGGACACCGGCGACGCGGTGTAGCGGTCCGGGTCGTCAGCATCCCCCAGGTCGATCGTCGCAGTCGTACCAAAGCCAGCTGCGTAGGGGGTGGCCACGGTAATGAAGCCGTGGACGATCATCCCCGCAGCCGGAACGTGGCCGATGACCAGGCGGTTCGCGGCGCCGTTTGCTTCAGTGAAGTCCTCGTACGTCAGGCGAACGACGTCGGACAGCGGCCATTGGCGCGCTCCGTTCGGACGAAATGCATTGAGATCCATGGTATACCTCCTCAGATGGCCGTGTCGATGGAGAGAATCGAGAAGTCCTCGGTCGTACCATCATAGATCGAATGGAACTTTGGCTTCAGCATGCCCAGGATCTTCGCCAGAGCGATCGCCGGCTGGTTG